GACTTAACATATTTTGCTAACTTATCGAATGATGTGCCACAAGTTTCAATCTCATTCGGTTTAAACGTTTCGACATACTCAGCACCACCTGCCCAACCTTTAGGATCTACAGTAAACAACCAAGGGAATACAGTCTGCATATAATACAGTGTGTTATCATTACCTTTGAAGTTATGTTTTTCTACGTGTGGAGCATACGTTACACACTCATCACTAAAGTAATTCTGAATAGTGTTATTAAACGTCCATCTAGGCATCTCAACGATTAACGTAACACCTTGAATAAACTCAGTAACAACATTATTCCAATGAGTTCTTATTTCGGGTAGTTGTTTATTAGCAACCTCTAGTCCAAACTTCTTGAATGGCAAATCTAGTCTTGGTTTAAGGATAACCGTTTCAAATATATTTAAGTCTTCAAGTCTAGTATTATATGAATCCTTTTGCTTAACGTAGGTTGGGTTGTCGTATTTCCTCGGACCTTTACCAGTCCAAATAGTTGTACCTTCAATAAATTCCCAATCCATAAATTGACTGTCGAAGTGATGAACTTGGTCTTTAGGCAAACCACCCAATACTCTCGACAATGCAATCTGGTCAGCAAACCATTTCAGTTCCATCTCACTCATTTCTTCAGCAACTGCTTTAGCAACTGGCATAGCACTCTTATCATAATATACTGCACCTGCAGCAACTCGAGTTCCTTCTTGTTCCCAACCTTGAGTTCCGTCTAATGGTTCTCTTGGGAAATACCCCAAAAACTTAGTGGGGAAGTCAAACTCATTCATTATAACACCATCAATATCTAGTATTAATACTTTACCTGCGTGTTGTAAAATTGTCGGTGCTACTAAGAATCTTAAACAAGCATAGTAGGTTCTAATCATCCCATCATTGCCATTGAATGGATGTTGAAACATCTCCAAGTCATTAAACGTAATAGTGAAACGACTTTTCGTGGTTGAGTTTAACACACCTGCTAATGATAATACTTCATCAGTAGGATTAACTACGTGAATATGAACATCTTTACCAACATCATCTGCCGAATAAACAAATGCTGGGCCATGCTCTATGAAATATGCACTGTCACATGCTGCAAATACAACTGGACTGGTTGGAAGTTCTCCGTACATTATTGTCCTTTAGTCACGTCAAAACCGTTTGCTGAAGTATAACCTGCTTGAGATTCTTTATCATACTCAACTATATTGTCTAAGTCATAATAATCACCTGGAAGCATGCCATCAAACAATGCTTCGTTGTAATACTTATCAAATGTGTCTTGAACGTCTTGTCGTCTATGTGTTCTAAACTCACCATCGAACCAATGCTTTCTACCCTCTGCTTCTAATCTAGGAACAGCATACTTACCGTGTGGTTGGGTGCTCATATCCGTGTAGTGTAAAATCTTAATATTTTCTATCTTATCATTCTCACCATCGAAGTTATTCCACTGACGGTCAAACGATTGTTGTAGATGAGGATGTTGTTGAATTGATGAAAATAATTGTTGGTGTGAATTAGGGTTATTCTTAATCTCATGAATAGGTGGTAATACATCACCTGCTCTGCGACATTCCCATTTAGCAACACATGTTCTCCAGTCACCTTTCATTTGAATAATGGCACCATCGTCCCACGGCGCATTCCATAACTCAGCAAGATCTTCAAGGATAATCATGTCACTATCCATATAGATTGCTTGTCCTTGATATCCACATGCAGCAGGGATGCCCCATCTGAATCCACTAAACGGTGTTGCCCACGTAGTTGATTTCCAACCAGACCAGAAGTCCATCGGATCGTTACTATGTTTCATCCATACAATATCAATAGGCATACTACAATGCTTTCTTGCAGTATATTCAAGTACCATTTGACTTTCAGCATCCTCACCATTCGGAGCAGTACCAACAAATAATTTAATTCTTTCTTCACTCATAAGTATATCCCATATATTTTATCTCACGTTTAAATTTCTTTTCTACTTCAACAATTGATTCTGGAGTATGTAAATCTCTCCAATGGTCAACGTCTTTCTTACCTTCTTTAACTTTAGTATTTTGCCATAATTCTTTTGGTATATCAATATCATACCTATCATTCATTGCATCATACATCTCATCCATATCCTCATACTTAAACACTTTATCAACCTTAACTTCATCACCTTGCGCATACATATTCCAGTCAGTAGGAATTAAATCGCATTCACGAACATATTTAGACAAATCATTCTCCGCAATTCCTGGCAAATAAGGTTTAATCTTCTTATGCCAATAGAATGCACTAACAACCTTATCCCAAGGATTACGTTCTATTGTAAAAGTATCTAACGAGTCCCAAGCATATGGATTTCCCTTTTTGATTTCATTCCAAGGAACGTGTCCATTAGTATCGGGTTCTCTATTCATCGCTGGAGTGCCATCTCTAGTTGAACCAGTACAAACATCAATACCTCTTAGGTGGGGATACATTAATTTCTCAAATGTAGATCCAGCAGTCTTACGTGTCTTTACAAAAATAAATTGGTGGTACTTTATTATCATTGTGTGACGATTACCGTTGCTCCTTGAAACCAATTCCTTGATACAGGCACAACCTTACGATCGTACTTTTCTAACCATTCGTTCAATGCTTTCCACTCATGCTGTTTCCACGTTGTGTACATTACTCTACTTGCTTTACCACGTGGGGACGCTTCGTTGAATACATATCTCCAACAACTCAACTCATCAAACCTGATTATAGTTCCAGGAACAATCAAATGATTAAGACTGTCTAGAATCGTTACAGTTGATGAATAGATGTCACAGTCTACGTGTAGATAACCAATATCAGTTTTGTTATGTTCACTGTCTAAGAACTCTGGAATAGTTTTATCAAACCAACCTTTCCATAGTTTAACGTTTGGTTCAACCATAGGCACACTGCCTTGACAATCAAATGCTTTCTTATCAACATTCTTTTGACCCATGTCCCAGTCTTCAGGTAAACCTTCAAACGAATCGAATCCGTGGAATTGTAGATCTGGTCTTGCCTCAGCAATAGCATTAATAGTTGTGCCACTGAATACACCAAACTCTAAATTGAGTTTATCCTTTGCTAGATACTTTGATAAGTCTTCAAGTTCTCTAAGTCTGACAGCATTAGTATCTGTATCCCCTGATTGAAACTTAAACTTCTTTATATTTTCAAATTCTTTTATCTTCATCATTATATTATACCTTATTTTGTTTTGTTTGTCAAATTATATTCTTCATTTAATACTCTATCATCAATAATGTGTTGAGGTTTCCTGTGCCATTTTCCATTTATATTATCATTTAAAAAGTTGTCACTCTCAAGAACGTCGTGTAAGAACTGTTGTTTTACTTCTTCATAGTTGCAATCACCACGAGTCTTATGCAACGATAGTATTATCCGTTTGAAGGAGTCCTTTCCTTCTTCCTTTACAAGTTCCTTAAGATACTCAGATGATCCATAATACTTCTTCCAATCAGACTCAGTGCGTTGTCTGCGGAGAAATCCTTTCTTTTTTCTAATTGAGTGGAAGTATTTTCTGCCGATATAAAACTTACCGTCAGGTGTCTCAATTACATACACAAATCCTTGAGCATTACCTATATCATCTGTATCAAAATCCTTCCCATGAAATTGCCACTTGTTAGTGTATTCAATTTTCTTCGGCAAAATTTTCCTCGTAAAAATCTTTATACTTGTTATCAAAACAAGCATCATCATCTACATCAGATAAGTCTATGTCATATGAACAGAACGGGCAGTACATTGGTTCTGCTCCCTCAATTAAATCTTGGTCGTATGTTACGGTGAACACGTTACCGCAAGAATCGCAATTTAATTCGTAAGTTACTTCTGACATCTATTTCTCCTCGTATGCCTGTTGCCATGTGCCAGTCAATCCTGCCACCTCATATTCTGTTACTCGACCTTCAAAAAAGTTCGTATGGTCAGCACCATTCAAAATCCATTCCAACCATGGTAAAGGGTTGTCTTTAACTTTGAAATTAGGTTTAAGACCTAGTTGTAATAATCTTCTATCAGTTATATATCTAATGTACTGTTTAACTTCATCAGAATCTAACCCCTCAATCCTACCAACGTTGTATGCGAGGTCAATAAACTTATCTTCAAGTTTGACAGCAGTCTTTGCCATCTTATATATCTCTGCCTTAAACTCACTGTCTACAATTCTAGAATGCTCAGCACAGAATGCTTTAAACAACTTAGAGTTGCCTTCAACGTGGATTGACTCATCACGAATACTCCACTCAACAATCTTACCCATACCTTTCATCTTACCAAAACGTTGGAAGTTAAGTAGCATAACGAACGATGCAAATAAACTAATACCTTCGTTGAATACCATCTTTGCCAAAGCAAGACCAGTGCCATGTAATGTATTAGAATCGTTTTCCATCATAAAATCAACTTTATCATTCATCTCTTTNTATTCAAGGAATGCATGGTATTCAGAATCAGGAAGTCCTAACGTTTCATTAAGCAAAGCATAAGCACGTTGATGAATGCCTTCACGTGCAGCAAATGAGCCGAGCATATTTCTAATCTCATTGTTCTTAAACTTCGGAATGAATACGTCATAATAGTTTTGCCCGACTGCTACATCAGACTGAGTAAACAATCTTAGGATGTTGGTGATGTATTCCTTTTCAATTCGGGTAATCTTATTGCCTTTCCAGTCAG